TGGTGACATCAACTGCACCAGGGTCAAAAAAGAGACCAGATGAGGAGACAAAGTCACCAGCAATGGTGGATTTCTCACCACCGAACGCCATGATGGAGTTCGGGAGGGCATCAATCCCATCAGTGTAGTTGAAGGGCTGAGCACCGAGCGTGCGGTACAAGATAGTTCCAGCCGTCAAAGACGAGCAGTAATCAACGTTGGCATCAGGCTGCACAACCCAGACCAACTCCTTGCAGGGGTGGTTGAAGTTGAGCTTGATCTTGTTGGAGGACGACCCGACGGATTCATCACCAGTGAACTGAAGCTGTTCAATGAGGTACTCGTGGGGGTTCTGTGCCATACGACGACGCTCATCCGTGTCCAAGAACACGTAGTCAACGTAGAGGGAGGCGGCAACAAGGGACTGGTTGTAGGCGTTGGTCACGCGCTTGCTGACGTTGCTAGCCGCAGCAAGGTCGCTGACAGCCCACAAGCACTCATCAATGGGGCGGATATCAAGGTTAATCTTGACTTCGTGGTATTGAAGAGCAATGAGGGGGAGCGCCAAACCGGGGTTTCGGCAGTACCAGAATTGGAAGGGGATATAAAGGGTGGTTTCTGGGAGGGCGTTACGGGGTTCGCACACCTGGACGGGCGCCGAGGAAGCGCAGGGACCATCAACACCCGAGAACGAGGGGTCAGTGATAAAAGTCAATTGGGTGGTGTTACCAACCATCTTGAAATAACCACGCTCCTGTTCCTTGGAAAGGGTGAGCTGATTCCACAAGTGCATCCAGTCACCATATTGTCGGTCAATGCGTTGACCTCCAATTTCAACCTCAACCTGGGAGATCATCTGCTCACCAGGGAAATCAAGCCAACGAGCCCAGACACCAGCCTCACCAGTCGCTTTCATCGCCTGGTTAATTTCAGGGAGTGTGACTTGTAAATAGGTGCGGTATGCCAAATCACCGTTTCGGCTGATCGTGCAGGTCACACGGCGACCGAAATCGGCTTGACCGTTGAAAGTTTGTTCAATTGATTCCATTGAGAAGTTGGTGTGTCGACGATAGGTCACCTTCCAGAAAGTGATCTGAGGGTTTCCCGTCAGGTAGACATCTTGTGCGCCGTAAGCTACGAGTTGCATTAAACCTCCTCCCATTTTGTTATATTATGGCTAAAGAAAAAAATTTTGAAAATTTAAATTTAATTCAAATTTTCAAAAAAAACTAACAAAAAAATATTACCAATTTTTTTAACAATATGCTAATTAACATATACATACATATGCTAATTAACACATATGCTAATTAACATACACATATACTACATAATTAATGGATATTATAATTTATACAAAAATTTATACTTAGAATATACTGACCACAAATTTTATTTAAACCCTAAATTAGATTCTATAAAGTTTTGTAAATATGTGTCTAAATATACTTCCTTTTTTCCCTCGTGTTTTTTATAGAAAATATATTGATTATCTATTTTTTTAACTGTCCAACCTTTTTCTAATGCATTATAAATAAAAGCCATTTTCTGTAATTGTACTAAATCCACGTTTAAATCAGTCGGTACCTTAATATTTAAATCCATTTTAGCAATACATTAGAAAACATTAATTATTTCTAAACCAAATATAAAAAATGTTGCTTAAATAAATCCCTCATAAGTATACATATATGCCAGTTTTTAAGACAAAAAATACTAAAAAAATTATTATTACAAAACATATTACTACACTAGATGGTAAACATAAAGAAATTATAGATTCTTTTAATAATGATAAACAAGAGTTATTACCAGCTTTATTAAAACAAAAAGCAACTATTTATGAAAGATTAAAAAAAAAATCTCTAAATATAGATGAATCCTTAGAACTTCACGATAAGTTAAAAGAAATTAAATTAAAAGAAAGAGAATTGAATAAAAAGAAAAAAGATTATTTGTTAAATAATTCTTCCTACATATTTGATTATTTTGAAAATAAAAAAAAAATAGCTGATTGTGATACAAAAACCACGTCCTTAGATAATTTTTTTAAAATAAAAAATGATGACTGTATAAAAAATGATGATTTAAATAAAGAAAAAAACACGATACAAAATTATATGCGTAATGTAGATGATAAAATATTAGATATACATAATTTTGTAGTGGCGACAGATATATGTCGGTATTGTAATAAAGGAGAGATGATTGCAGTGGATTATGAAGGTATTATGATTTGTAATCTTTGTTCAAATAGTATTAAATATTTGGTGGAAAATGAAAAACCATCTTATAAAGAACCACCTAAAGAAGTCTGTTTTTATGCGTATAAAAGAATTAATCATTTTCGTGAAATTTTGGCACAATTTCAAGCGAAAGAGACAACACAAATACCAGATGAAGTTCTGGAAAATATTGTGCAGCAAATTAAAAAAGAGCGTATTGATTTGTCACAAATGACGAATAAGAGAACAAAAGATATTTTAAAAAAACTCGGCTACAATAAATATTATGAACATATACCCTTTATTAAAGATAAATTAGGTATTAAACCGCCGATAATGAGTTCAGAATTGGAGACGACCTTATGTAATTTATTTATGGATATACAAGGACCTTATGCAAAATTTTGTCCCGACGATCGCGTGAATTTCTTGAATTATTATTATACCGTTTATAAATTATGTGAATTGTTAAATCAAACCCATTTTCTGCCTTATTTTCCAATGTTAAAGGATCGGGAAAAGCGAATTGAACAAGATGAGATATGGAAAAATATATGTGAGGAATTGGAGTGGGAATATATACCGACGCTATAGCTGGGGGCGCTGCCCCCACACCCCCTGGGGGATACACCCCCCATTTGCCCGTTGAAAAATAAAAATACTTATTGAATTTAAAATAATTTAACTTATAAATTATTTTATTCGCACACAAGGGGGGAGTGTGAGGGGTTTCCCCTTATGGGGGGAGTGTGAGGGGTTTCCCCTTATGGGGGGAGTGTGAGGGGTTTCCCCTCATTAGAACCCGCCCGGAAAGTGGACTAAATTGGCACCAATACCGAACCCGGCACCCGTGCGAGCACTGACACCCATACTTGGTACATAGGTATCCAAAATGCTAAAGGTCGCCGCTGCTGTTAAAGCAATTAAAGCGATTTCGTCAAACTTGAGAGATTGTTGAGGGATGGCATAGGCAGCAATTGCGACCATCAAACCTTCCACTAAATATTTGATTGCACGTTTAATAAGCTCTTTGAAATCAATGCCCAACATTTATATTAATTATAAAGAAAAAAACTATATAATTATTAGATAATACAAAAAAAGAACTTAAAATACTCTTAATATCTTAGAATATTAATATGTCTTCTAACAAAAACTTTGAAACTCGCGTAAAGACCGACGGCTCCTTAAATGCTAAATACGTGGATATGCTAGATGAGGATAAACCAATTGCAGGACAGAAATTCTCTTGCGTCTCTTTTGTTTCGCCTGAAAGTATTATAAAAAGACGCGAATTGTTTAATTTTCAACAATTCCTAAAACAGTGGGATATGAACAAATCGTTGGAGAAGTTTAATCATTTTTTGAATTTTTTGGCTTATAAATATAATTTGAATTTTGATAACATTTCCAAGGATCTCCAAGAATTTTGTAAGGATGAAAAAGATAAGCTCTTTCTGACAACCTTGGAAGACGATTTTAAGAATTTTATTGATGCCAATGAAGAACGGTTAGAAGAAAGTTATACTAAAGAACACGGCTTTCAGACCAGCGTGCGTGGATTGAAAGTGCGAGGTTCTTATCCCACGCAAGAAGAAGCTGAGATGCGGTGCAAGTTGTTGCGCGAAGTGGATCCGCATCACGATGTCTATGTCGGTCCAGTCGGGTTGTGGATGCCCTTTCATCCGGAATCTTACAAGACTGGGCGAGTAGAATATATGGAAGATGAATTGAATCAGTTGATGCACGAGAAGACGAAGAGCGAGTCAAATGCCAAAATGGAATTTGATAAGCGGGTGCGCGAAACCAAAGAAAAGGCAATGGAAGACAACAAGAAAAAGGCTTTGGCAAGTGGCAACGTGTTGACCCAAACCATCGATGAACAAGGCAATCTCGTTAGCGTGAAGGATATTCGCGAGAATGTCTCGGTCGCTGATTTGCGAAAGGAATTGTTTGAAGGCGAGAATATTGTGACGGATGTGAAAAAAACCGATCACGGTTTGAGCCGGATCGCCGAGGTGCGAGAATTATAATTATATATATACACAAACTTATATAATATCTTAGATGATATTATATAAATGATGGAAGAATTCAAACGCGACGGCGAGTTGTATAAAAATAAAAACTTTTATTCCATTGCCTATCTAAAAGAACATATCCAAGATTTCTCTTTATGGGCGATATTACATACACAAACCCTTACGCCAGATTTTTGTGTAGAATATTTATTGGTCCCCGATAACAAATACGCTAAAGATGAAGATGATGAAGATATTTACATTAATAATGTTTTATATTGGCAACGACATCTTAGTAAAGAAGATTTATTAAATTGCGAATTTATGATAAAATATAAAGCGGAATATGAATTAATATGAAAATAATATAAATATAAACATTTATATTATTTCATAAAAATGGAGCTGACAAAAAACCTGATGACGTTTCATTCTCGAATTGACAGTGCCGTGAAAAATATTATGAAAGACGGCAAGATTGACCAATACGATATTCCCGAATTGTTGTTGCTGGTGGCAGATTTACAGACTGCATCAATGACCGAGGAAGATTTGCGTATTGCAATCACGGAACTCTATGAGTATATTATGACGCATTATAAACTCTTTCCGGATGACGAAATTCAAAAAGCGAATTTTAAGCGATTGTTTGATTCGTGTTTGAAATTAATATTGATGCAGCCGAAAGTAAAAAAGATTGTCAAACGCTGTTTCCCATGTTTGGCATAATAATATATGACATACATAAATATAAGTTACATTAGTAACCGATTTCGCCAACTGACAAAACCACGCAATAAGTGTTCATCATTAGACAAAATATGGTTTTCCTCTTTATCGTTTATCATTACGCAAAAACTAGAATAATCGCCATTTAACCCCGTCGGAAGAAATTTGACGAGTTTAAATACATACGGACCAGTGTTGAAATTATTCTCATACTCTTTCATAAAATTACGATATGCGTCGGCTTGATATGCGTGGGCATTAGATACGGCAGACGAACCATCTGCTTGTTGAATGGCAATAAATACACTCATTGTTTTATATGAATAAAAAGACCTTACATTTAATATCTTGTTTTTTACATATAATAAAAATATTACCACCTCGTGGTTTTCTTCACACTGATTTTAGGTCCCTGCCCACGTTTTTTCGTATTTTTAGGGTCATAGGCGGCATCTTCGTCATCCGAATTCAAAT